ATTTTCAAGAATTACATTTACAGTTTGGGATTATCCTGTCGAGCCTGAAATTTTGAAGGAGGAATAATGGAAGACAAAAAGCAATATATTTATTTGGGAGATACGCTTGAGTTTAAAGATATTAGACTTACAAAGGGCGTTATATATTACAGTAATGAAGCAATTGAAGAAAAACTTGAAAAATATCCGCTTTTGAAAAAAACCTTGGTGGATATTAATCAAGCTAGTGAGGCGTTAAAAAATGAAAAATTACTTGAAACTGTAACGCAGCAAATCAAGGATCAAATAAGAGAGGAGTCTGAATAATGGGGTATAAACATGGAACTTATCAAACTGAGACTTCGAGTGACATATCACTACCGATAGTACTGGATTATGGGCATTTTATTGTGGGGACTGCACCGATGAATAAAGTAAAAAAAGAAAACAGAAGAGTGAACGAGATTGTAAGATTAGGAACTTATAAAGAAGCTATCCAGTATTTCGGGGACACTTACGACTTGGATTTTTCAATTTCACAAGCGATAAAAGTATTTTTTGAATTGTATAAGGTAGCACCGCTTTATGTTGTAAATATCCTGGATATCGAAAAACATAAAACAGCTAAAAAAACTCAAAACGATTTGAGTTTAACAAATGGTAAAGTCGTTATTCCAAACCACAAAATAATAACAGACACATTAGTAGTTAAAGAAAATACAACATCACAAGTTATTTCGGACGCTGTAACAATGTGGACGGATGAAGGGATTGAAATATATGCAAAGCCGTCAAATGGAACTAAAATTGATATTGAATATGAAGAAATTGACTTGTCAAAAGTAACAAAAGCACAGGCTTTGGGCGGATATGATATTTCAACAATGAAAAGAGCTGGGTTAGAATTATTAGACGAAGTTTACTTGAAATATTCCGAATTACCAGCGTTCATTGATATTCCTGATTTTTCAAGTGATAGCGAAGTTGCGGCTATTATGCAGACAAAGGCTAAAAATATAAATGGGAATATGTTTGAGGCAGTTGCGTTGGTTAATGCACCGATAGACAAGCCCTATGACCAAATTCCAAAATGGAAAGACGATAATAACATTAATGGGAATGACCAAATTGTATTATATGGAATGTTGGGACTGGCTGGTAAAAAATATATTCAGTCTATTCAGTATGGTGCATTATCATTATCAGTAGATAACGAAAAAAATGGAGTGCCCTCCCAGGTGCCGTCTAACTTTGCGTACAAATGTGACAGTTTGTATTGGAAAAATCCAAACGGAAAACTTGAGGAAATAATTTTAGATAAGGAACAGCAGGCTAACTTTTTAAACAAGAACGGAGTAGTAACGGCTATCAATTTCAAAGGCTGGCGTTGTTGGGGGACTGAAACTGCACTTAATCCAATGGCAACAGATCCGAAGGACAAATTTATAAACACTCGTAGAATGTTAAAGTATGTCGGAAATGAACTAGTTATAAGCCTTTTTGATAAAGTGGATAAAACGTTCTCTAAAAAATTAGCTGAAACAGTAACAAAATCAATGAATATTAGATTGAATGCTATTGTAGCTAGAAACGATTTGTTAAGTGCAAGTGCGGCTTTATCAAGCGAAGATAACGACGCAATTAATGTTATGAACGGCGATATTACTTGGATTATTAAATTAGGAGTAATTCCAGGGATGAAATCGGCAACATTCAAGAAAAAATATGATGTGGACGCATTAACGGAGTTCGCAAATAGCTTAGGAAAATAGGAGGAATTAAAAAATGGCAAAGACAAAATTACCTTTGGCGATTGTAGATGCTGATTTGTACATCAATGGATCAAACAATCTTGAAGGTGTTGGAGAAGTCGAATTACCAAATGTCGAATATGCAACAGTGACAACGGAACAGCTAGGAATGGCGGCAGAATTTGAAGCTCCATTAATTGGACATTATAAAAAAATGTCTGCAAAAATAAAAATGGACAGCATGAACGATACATTGCTGAACTTTAATAATAGCGATTCTATTCAGGTCGAATGCCTTGGAGCGTTGCAAGAATTAAATAGAATGACACATTCACCCAAAATGACTGGAGTAGACGCTACAATGAAAGGATTTATCACCAAATTTGATGGACCGAAAGTTCAAAATGGTAAAAAATTTGAAGGCTCATTTGATATGAGTATAACTTATTACAAATTAACAATAAATGGTAAAACAATTATCAACATAGATGTATTGAACGGGATTGCCAGTGTAAACGGAGATTACAACAACATTATTAGAAAACTATTGGGACATATTTAGGAGGATAGGAATGATTATAAAATTAACAAAAGAGTATGAATTAGGAAGTAAAAAATATAAAGAAATAGATTTAAAACTGGAGGATTTAAACGGAGCAGATTTAATGGAATGTTCTAAAAATTATAAAGCTAGAATGAAATCAAATGCTGAAAATTTCAAAGATTTTGATGACGCTTGGGCACTAACAGTAGCTGAAAAGGCATCAGGGGTTAAATACGGGCATTTATTAATTTTAGGTGCTGAAGACTTCTTGAAAGTAGTAAATCAAACTAAGAATTTTTTAGTAAAAGGTTGGGGGATACCAGAGGAGGAAACTCCAACGGCAGAGGAATAATAGATGACTTTCTTGATTTAATCACAGATTTACTAGGCGGACTTAACTATTTTAAAATGAATATCAGTTATGAAACGCTTATGAAATGCACATTTGATGAGCTGGATTATTGGATAAAAAGAGCTAATAAATTGATTGAAGAAGAAAAGGCGAGGCAAGAAGAAGAGAACGAATAAAAAAACAGTGGATTTTAATCACTGTTTTGCCTTGCTGTCGTTATCATAAAACGAAAGGAGGGTATACGTGGCTAAAAATTTAGAATTAAATATAGTTTTGGGAGCAGCCGTTGCTGGTGCTATAAATGGAATGAGTCAAGTTGCGAATGCTTTGAAAAATACAACAAAGTCAGTCAAGGAATTCGAAAAAGAAATAAAAAGTATGGAAAAAGCACAAAGAGCATTTCAAAATATGGACAAGGCTCGTGACGGATTAAATAAAATTAATTCAGAATACAAAAAAGCTGCTGAACATTTGCAAAAACTGAAAGATGAATATGAAAAAACTGGAAGTAGCAACAAACAACTAGCTAAAGAAATAGAACAAGCTGAAAAAAATGTTGGAAAACTGAATAAACAAAAAGAACGGCAACAGCACGTATTTGAAGCTGCAAGAAGTAAGATAGAGGCGGAAGGTGCCAGCTTATCTAATTACAGAAGCAAGGTTCAGGAAGTTGAAAAAGAACTTGAAAAAATGAACAAATTAAAAGCAGCTCAAGGCAGATATGAAGCTAGGCAAGAAAATATCGGAAAACTTAAAGAGTTTGGAGATAGACAGCTGACACAAGGTATGGGAATGGCGGGAGCTTTAGCTGTTCCTGTTAAATTGGCAGTTGATTTAGAAAATGCTCAGGCGGATTTAAAAAAAGTTGCTGATTTTAGCTCAAAAAAAATGGAAGACGGATTTTATAAAGCTATGAGAAATTTTAGTGAAAATAGCCCGTTATCTCAAGTAGAACTGTTTCAAATTGCAGGAGCAGGAGCTCAAGCAGGAATAAAGACAGACGAACTTGAAAGATACACTAAAGATGCAGCTAAAATTAAAGTCGCTTTTGATATGAATACGGAAGCAGCAGGAAACTTTTTGGCAAAAACAAGAGCACAGCTTAATTTAGATCAGAATGGAGTAATGCAATATGCTGATGTAATTAATTACTTAGCAAATACCATAGCTGTTACAGCACCAGAGGTAGCTGATATTTCAAGCAGAGTAGCTGGACTTGGTGGAATGGCTGGAATTTCTAAAGAAGGAGTTGCAGCATTAGGAGCAAGTTTAGTATCGGTTGGAGTTCCGTCAGAAGTTGCAGCAACTGGATTGAAAAATATCTCATTAGGATTAATGGCTGGAACATCGGCAACTAAAAAACAAGCAGCAGCTTTTAAATCGTTAGGATTAGATGTAGAAGATGTGGCTAAGAGAATGACGAAAGATGGGGAAGGAACATTAATTGACGTTTTTCAGAGAATTAAAAAACTTCCGCAAGATGTCCAGGCAGCAACGCTTAAAGATTTGTTTGGTAAAGAATCTATTCAATCAGCATCTGAGTTGGCAAAACATATTGATGAAGTTAGTAAAAATATGAAAAATGCTCATGATATAGCAAAAACATCAGGAAGTGTTGACAAGGAATATAACCAAAGATTAAAAACGATGGGAAATGCTTTTTCGACTTTAAAGAACAGGATTGTAAATATGGCAGTCGATTTAGGTTCAGCTTTGGGTCCGAGTTTAGTACAAGTTGCTAATTCATTTGGACCACTTGTTTCGAAATTTGCTCAATTTATTCAAAAGCATCCGCAGTTGACAAGTAGTATTTTGAAAAGTGTTGCAGCATTAGCCGCTTTTAAAATCGGAATTGGTGGATTATCTAAAGGGCTTGCACCTTTATTTAGCGGAATATCAAAAGGAATGCTAATTTTTGATAAATTTAAGATAGCTGGAAGTTTTACTGGCGGACTTAAAACAGCATTTCCAATTATTAATAAACTAGGACCAGCGATGACAAAACTAGGACCAATGCTTACTAATCCTTATGTTGCGGCAGGAGCGGCGGCTGTAGCTGCATTTGCACTAATGTATTCAAAATGGAACTGGTTCAGAAATGGAGTTAATAATGGAGTAAAACAGATAGCCCCGCATTTTAAGGGAGTATTTGATTCTATAAAAAATGGATTTAGTCAATTATTTTCATCAGGAACTAAAGAACTTGGAAAAATGAAGCCTATGTTTGATTCCTTAAAGCCTGTCTTGACTGTTATAGGTACAATTATAAAAACTGTAGTTATAGCCGCATTGATAGTTATGAAAACACAGATACAGATTACAGTTGCATTCTGGAAAGCTGCATTTACTGCAATAAGGGTAGTCGTAATGGTTGTATTTAATGTCATAAAAGCTATAGTTATAGGAGCAGTTGCAGTAATAAAAGGAATTGTGATGACACTTGGTGCTGTTTTCAAGGTAGTTTGGACAGCAATTAAAGTTGTTGCTATTGTTGTTTGGGCTGCAATTTGTGCTGCTATTATAGCTGTAGTTGGAGTAATCAAAGCAATATTTAGACCTTTCGCACCATTCTTTAAAGCAATTTGGAATACGATAAAATCGGTGGCATTATCTGTATGGAATGCTATCAAAAGTAAGGCAACAGCCTTATGGGGTGCTTTGAAATCAGGAATCAGCAATATACAAGGTTTTTTTACAGGTGCTTGGAATACGATGAAATCTATAGCGACAGGTGTATGGAATGGAATAAAAAGTGCTTTTGATACTATGGCAGGAGGATTAAAAAAGGCTATTGATGGAGTAGTGGATTACTTTAAAAACAAGTGGGATCAAATTAAAAATTTTGCTGCAAACAATCCAATATCAGCAGGTATAGGAGGGCTTTTTGGACAGAAATGGACAGGAACAAATTATTTTGAAGGTGGACTTACAACAGTTGCAGAACGTGGAGCAGAATTAATCCAGATACCTGGAAAGCCAGCTTTCTTAGCCGAAAGTGAAATGCTTTTAAATCTTCCAAAAGGTACGAGAATACTTAATAATTCTCAAACTAGAAGCACCTTGAGAGATAAAGTGGCTAATCTGAAAGACAGAGTGAATAATTTGAAAGGCGGTAATTCATATGCTGGAAACAATTACTCAATCACTATAAATGTAAATGGCGGAAATCCATCAGAAGTTGAAAGAATTGTAAGAAAAGTGATAGCAGGAGATATAAATAAAAGGGAAAGGACGGCATTCGGATAATGGCAAAAGTAAAAGTGTACAGAACAGTTTCAGGCGACACTTGGGACTTGATAGCTTTTAAAGTTTATGGAAGCGAAGGATATTTTCATGACCTTATAAGAAATAATTTAAGCTTGATCGACATTGCTATTTTCGATGCCAATATTCCTATTATTATTCCTGAAATTACTGATGAAGAAAATGATGATGATGAACGTTTGCCGCCTTGGAAAAGGGGTGGATAGGAATGGAATTTGCTAGGAATATAAGAGTTATAGTGATTTTTAATAAGGTTGATATTTCTGCTGATATAGCCCATTCCATTTCATCGCTGAACTATACTGATAATTCCAAAAATGCGATAGATGACTTGGAACTGGAGCTTGAAAACTTAGATTATCGCTGGCTAAGAGAATGGTATCCTGATGAAAATGCTCAATTGATTGTCGGTATCCACGAAGAGATAGGAAATGAAACTAATTTTTTAGAGCTTGGAACGTTTTATGTGGATGAGCCGACTTTTGAGAATGACAGGCTTAATTTGAAATGCCTAGCCTTGCCGTTAGACCAGAATATTAGAGACCAGAAAAATAGTGTCGCTTGGGAAAAAATAACTTTGAAGGAGCTTGTTACACAGATTGCAAATAAGCACGAGATGAATGCTGAAATATATGCGGATAATGAGTTTTTTGAAAGATTAGATCAGAACCAGGAAACAGATTTGGAATTTATTAACAGGGTTGTCAAGGAAATAGGACTGAAT